CCTTATGAATGTGACTGGTTTACAAAAAAAGGTGTCATTATATCGGCTAACGAAGCCCGTGAGGTTGTTCATAAATTAAAACATTTTATCCACTACCGGGACACAACCGTGGGCCTCTGGGCCACCGATAAGCCGGAGAAGGTCCAGGATCCTGAAAAGGTGATGTTTAGGCTGGAGGATGAATGATGTCGGGCCCGGTTTACAGTAAGAATAGTGCGATCAGGGTTGGGCTTCGGTGTATGGTTTTTCCTGATGTAAAGAAGGATGATCCATACGGAGGAAGCAGGTATTTTTGGGGGATTATACGAGATGTCTCCGGTGAAATTGTTACAGTCGAGGTTACCAGGTCCACCTGGTTGGATTTTAAAAACGGATCATATTTATGGTTCCGCCCCTTTCAAATATGGGCGGAATTTAGAGAAGTCGAACAGTTGTCATTGTCGCTTCAGGGCTAAAAGGAGATTAAACCATGAAAACAAAATACCTGATGATTGTCATTGTGTGCTGGATTGTTGAATTGCTGATTCTGGGATATTTTTGGGGAGCAGGCGTTGCATATACCTGTGCGGCGATTTTGTTTCCTCTTTTAATTTTCTGGGGAATTACCTCCGGCTATCGCAAGCAGCACAAAAAGATAAATCACGCTCTATACCCCTATTCGGCGGTTCAGAAGCAACTTGATCAATTTGACTTATACAGGAACCACAAAAATGGACACACACGTTTTTTTGAGGGGATAAACAATGGACAATAATTCCTGGTATTACTGCAATTCTTGCAATCGGTGGTGGCAGAACTGTAAGGACCATGTCCACTACACGCACATCAACCCGCTGGTTTCAAAAAGAAAAACATGTCCGGAATGTTTACCGGCTACACAAGAGATCGTACAAGAAGAGCCACCTATGGAGATCAAAGAACAAAAAAACCAGAGGTGGAAACTTACCCCCCAGAGAAAAGAGGAACTTTACAAAGACCTGGCGGCCGGTATGTCCAATACCGAGTGCGTAAAAAAGTATAATTTAGCATCGCCAACTATTACATATCACCGAAAACAATTCAACAAAAAGCACCCGGGATTCTCACCAAAATCGGGGCAAAAAGAACCCACAACAAACCAAAACAAGACCCCAAAAACCATTGATGTTTTAGCGGCCATCCCGGACACATATAATATTGAAAAAAATAAATCACACGACACATTAAACAATGAAATCTCACGCCTTAATGACACAATTGATTATCTTTATAGGAACATACAGGAAAAGAAATTACATATTTTAAAACTTGATTCTTTATTGAAGACTAATAAAATGATTGATAATGATTTACATCATTCTCCTACAGCTTTACTTGAAGAGGTGGAAACCGACAGACCCGCTCTGATTGAGACTATTAATATAATTTTAAAAGTCATTTCTATTTTAGTTGATAATATTTTAATATTGCAAGAAGAAATCACGCAACTTAAGGACCTGAAAAATGAACGAAAAGCAGGCTAAAATTATCCGCCGAAAAGCCCGGCAGACATTCAATAAAGAGTTTATAAATAAAATCATTAAAAAACCTTTCCGGTATCGGTTTAATTTATGTATAAAAATATTATTAAAACGCGGACAACAATGAGGCACATTTTACTGGGCAAAGATCCTCAAACCGGACATGAGGTTTATTTGGGTCACAGGATCCACAAAAGAATCACAAAGCACCGGCTGTTCAGCACACCTGAATTTGTTTGGGTGATAGATAACACCATCACGGTAAAAACACATCGTGATGCCTTACGAAAAATTGAAAGGATGGTTGAGAATGAGTAAGCAAAGATACATCTCCGTAAGCTTTTGGGACGATGAATGGATTCAAACACTGGACCCGTCAGAAAAACTGCTTTATTTATATCTTATGACAAACCCGCTTACCAACATAGCGGGTGTTTATAAGATTACAAACCGAAGAATTTGCTTTGATACGGGTTTTAATCTGGACACGGTCACTCATATCTTGAGAAAATTTGAGGAATTAAAAAAAGTATATCGACACGGGGAGTTTGTAATCCTTCCAAGTTGGCCCAAGCACCAACGCTGGGAAATTTCTGCAAAAATTAAAGATGGAATCATATCACAACTACAAGAAATTCCACAAGAGGTTTTTAAAAGGCTTTATGAAGTCGATTATGACTTCGAATTAGATTTGGTAGAAAACACAATTATTGCAAGAAAACAAAGGCGCGGAATATCCGGAACGAAGCAAAGGGTTGTTTTTGAAAAATATAATAATTCCTGTGCCCTTTGTGGTGTAAAAGAAGATCTTGTTATACATCATATAATTCCAATAAAAGATGGTGGTGATAACAGTGTAAAAAACTTACAGCCAGTGTGTATTTCATGTCATAAAAAAATACATTCACAGAAAAAAACAAACAACGTCCACATACCCTATAGGGAAGTCCACAACTATTCTGATTTTGATTTTGATTTAGATACTGATTCTGATTATAAAGCGCATAATAACCAGAGTAGTAAAAATGAACCAGAGAAAAAAAAATTCACACCTGCAAATAGCGCTGCGCTTTTAAATCTTTCAAAAATTTTAAACACAAAATACAATTCAACTCAAATTCACAATTCATCTGCCCAGGATATTTTAGCAAAACTACTGGATAAATTTGGGGTGGATGCTTTGGTTTTTATTCTGGATGGTTTATCTGCGATGGATCCACGGCAGTATAATAACCCTCGATTCGTGACAAAGTTCATTGAATACCGAAAGCAGACAATTGAAAAAATAAAAGCCGGTGAGGCTGATATCTCCGGTTTGGATAAATACGACGCAGATTTTAGCAAAATGTTTAAGGAGGCAGCAAATGCAAGGACCAACCCAGACGATCTCCCCATCTGAAGAACGCGCTTCAGTTAAGCACGTAAAGGATATCTTTCTTGCAAATAACAGAAAGCCCAGAGAACTGAGGCAGGTAGAACTTTTGGCCGCATGGATGGAAAAGAATATTTTACCGGAAAAATTTGCACGTTTTACAAGGCTGATTGTTTCAAAGGGAATTATTCCTTCTATCGCTGATTTGCGCTCGATGTTGGAAGAAGCTCCTGAATGCTCAAAAAAACGGACAAAATCATCAAAGTACATACCAGACCAGGAAGAACCCGTTGAGTCCTGGTGTAGAAAATGCATGAATTCAGGTTTAATCCACGTTTTTAAATATCAGAATGGATGTGGATATGATGTTGTGCATCGTTGTAGTTGTCCGGCAGGCAATAGATATCCCTGGCTGAAATATTACACGGATGAATTTCCGGATGAAATGCAATTTAACTGGGATCCTGAAACGGAATTTTATCCACAAGCTTACCAGCGCGAGAGTTTAAAGATAGTTGAACAAAACGAGAATATCCGGAATTCCCGGGGATCAGAAACCCTACAACATACGCCATTTTGAGGTGACCATGGATAATACCAAACTACATCCCGATACTGCAAAGCTTATCTCTGCCTGGGTGAAACACATGAAACTCCACGGAAAAAGCGCATCCACGATGAAAACATATCAAAGGGTCCTGATAAAATATATCCGGGAAGCGACAGGAAACAAACCAGTACCGATCCACGAAATACCAAAGGTTGCTTTTGAAGATTGGTGGATGGCGCAAATTGATACCCTGCAGCAAAACACGCGCCGGATCCAAATTGCAGCGCTAAAAAGTTTTTATGAATTCGCCACACAGAATGATATCCGGGTGGATGGGTTTGTCCTGGAGTATAAAACCCCGCCCTTGATTTTGAAAAACATTGACGTGATGACCCCCACCGAATTACAGCGCCTGGTAAATGCAGCGAATAAGGCAACGCACAGATGTGTGGCCTTAAGAAATACTGCCCTGATTGCGTTTATGGCGGATACCGGTCTGCGGCGCGGTGAAATTGTAAGCTTGAAGGTGGGTCATATTGCTGCAACAAAAACCCATTATATCGTGTCTGTCCCTGGCATTAAATCAATGCCCCGATCTGTACCCTTTGGGGATCTCAGCGACGGTATGATGGTGGGTGAGATGTTTACCCGATATTTTCTCTACATCAAGCATGAGCTTGGCTTTACCCAGGCAGATCCATTGTTTGTTATGTTTGATAAAACCACACAGAAGCTTTCCAAAAAGGCCATACACCCCAGTGGAATTAGAGAGTTGTTGAATTCTCTTTGTGATAAAGCTGGTGTACCACATCGCGCTCCCCATGATTTCCGGCATTTTTACGCCACTTACAGCGTACTTGCCGGCATGGACCTCCCGAAGCTGCAGCAATACCTGGGGCATAGAAGCCCGGATACCACAATGCGATATGTTCATATTGCGGATCGAATCCGCCCGGACCTGCGCCAGTTCCCCACTGCCGGCCTGCGGATCCCCGTCGAACAGCGTGGCTATGCGGCTCTCCAAAGAGCTGTCTTAAAGCAGTCTAATAAGCCATGAAAGAATTCAATGCTACTTATGGACAGGTGGCGTTCTTTGAAAAACCCTGTTTTCTGCCGGGTTTCCGGATGGACGAGAAACTTTTCGAGAATACAATACACTTCAAATTCCGATAATCCACGGAATCGGAACAAAATAAATCATAAGCACATTTTACTCAGCTCAGATACACTCTAATCCTGTAACTTTCCACTACTCAATATCACATCGGAAGGCAGGGGGGCTATGAGAATTTACACCCCCTCTATTCCAGGCACCCCCAATTCAACACACGCAGCATATTTTTGTATTAATTTTTTGCTCGACATGGCCCCGTTTTGGCGTTTTACCTGATCGTTTGCTTGTTTATGTACAGTTGTCGCGACTCTAACACGCTGATTATCAAGCATTTTATTTTTTATTGAATTATTTTTTTGTTCTATTTGATTTTTACGATTTTTATTCAAAGATTAGTAGTGAAGGTGAATTAGCATTTTTTGCGAAAACCAACATGGAGATCGACGATGAAATAACTTCTGCTAATCAGCTCTCAATCCCACCAAGAGGAAAGAATGCCCGATCGCACAAGGAACATTCACTTCTTCTGTCCGGATTGCGAAGAGACCTGGGTAAAACCCGACAGCGAAATCGCTCCGGATCCTGAAGATGAAAAATATTACGACGCTTGCCCGCTCTGCGGAGAGATCTGTGAAGAAACGGGCTTTTGGATAAACGGCCTTCTGAAAATGAAGAAGGTCCCCCAGGATCAAAAACACTATTCCCCGGAAGTACGGAAATTTAGAGCAGAACAGGCCAGGCAAAACCTAAAGGGGCCCAAAACCCCGGAGGGTAAACTGCGCGCCGGCCTGAACACCTACAAGCACGGTAAATATTCTAAAAAACTGTTCCCGCTTTTAGCCCCGGCCAATTACGGCAAATATTCATATTGCGAAGACTGTGAATATGCCGCCCGATGTAAGGACAAAGAATTCTCTTGGTGTTATAAAAATATCGGGCAGATGTTGAAATTCTTTGCCGCCTATATCAACAACGACCCGGCGGCGTTGCGTAAAAATGCAGCAATGTCACAGGCGCAGCTTTATAACGTGCTGCAGATGGCTTTTCACGAGATAAACACTAAAGGGATTGTAGTACAGGACATCAAAAAGTGGAGTTCGGAAAATAGCAGCGGCAGTCAGGAATTTAACAAAGCCAACCCCGCCCTGGAACACATCATCAAGATCATCAGTGCCCTGGGTTTCGACGCGGAACAGCAAACAATGACCCCAAAATCCGAAAAAGACACGGATTTGCTGGAAGGATTTTTGAAAAAAGAGCCAGAGACCCTGGGAGAGTTTTTAGGTAAAAACGCAAAACAGGAGAAGGAACTTCTGGCTGTACTTCGTAAACGCGCCCTGCCAAATGAAAACGAGGACCAGGACAGGGCCGATGATAACATGAACACGGAGAGCGATGAAGAAGAGTGATCTGATCATCAGAAATCGCGTGGAAACTGCCATTCGTGAATACATGGATCCGGTCCTGTGGGCTAAAAATGTATTGAATTTAGAACTTCGCACAACGCAAAAGGTTCATATACAGGAAATTATGGCCCATAACCACGTACTGGACGTTCTCCCCCCCCGCTTCGGAAAAACAGTTGAAATGGAATTTGTGAATTTATACGAGACAGCCACCACGCCCTGGGAGGATGGCCGGATATGGGGGCCCAAAGAGGACCAGGCAAAGGAAAGCCTAAAATATCAAACCGAATGGATTGAGAATTCGCCCATATTACGCCGTTATGTTGCCCGGAAAAACGGAAAGCGGCAGATCAGCACCACTGGATACACGTTTATGAACGCCTCTAACTGGAAGGCCTTTGGTATTTACAGCAATTTTGAGGGGGAGAACGCCACTATTATTCGGGGCGAAGAATTTGACGATATGGACATGGAAGTCTGGAACACCCGCGTCCTGCAGCGCGGAGGCGCGGCCAACAGAAATAAAAAACCAACCCGGATCCGCCTGACGGGTACAATCCAGGCAGGAAAGGGAAATATTTTCCAGGCAGATGCAGATCCAACTTACTTCACAATGACAAAGTGGGATGTTTTCGTAGGACTTGAGCTTGGCTATTATGACAACGCAACAATTCAAAAAATTCACGATACATTGACCGATGATGAATGGAAACGAATTTATTTATTGCAATACACGGAAGCAAAAAACTTTATCCATGAACAGTGGGTCCGGAATTGTATCCAGGCAGGCCTGAAGCTTGAATGGGCCGGGATCTCTCCGGATGATAATGAGAGCTATACCCCTCACGGTGTTGTTTATGCCGGACTGGACATGGGTGATAGTGGTGAGAAAAAATCAAGCTCTTATTATTCCGCCCAGTTTATCGAGGCTATTGGTGATAAACGGTTATGGCTTGGCGGCCGGAGATGGAAACCAACAGAGGATCCGCAAAAAGTAAAAAAAGAATTTGTGGATCTGTGGCGTTTTTATCATGCATCATACGGGATGGGCGATGCGCTAAAAGCTGATATGGTCCGTGACATTAACAAAATGCTTTATGCTGAAAGATTAATCAACACAAATCCGGATAATTTTGAAGCGCATTCCCAGGCGGATTGGAAAAAATGGGACTTCCCGCCGGTATGGAATACCGCAGAATTCAAATGGCAAAATGGATATGCACTGGCAAAGATGCTGGAAGAGACAAACCTTGTTCTCCCCTATTTTGATAAACACGACACATCTCCCCATGCCAGGATCGGGAAGTCCCTTATACAAAATTTGAAAAATATCAAGGCCGAGCGCAAGGGTGCGGCCAAATATCCAAAGATCAGCTTTATAAAGGCGCTTATTGGGGATGATGACTTTGACGGATTGGTAATGGCCTGCGCTTCGTCCTTTATACACTCGCGCCCTGTTGTTGATCTCTCCCGCCTGAACACGACCGGCCGAAACAGGGCAGTCTCTCACGATTTTAAGCCGGATGTTGATTTTAGACCCAACATTAGCAGAGGGTTTTGATGCCAGAAAATCTTAAAAATGTGGACCAGCGAGAAGTAGCAAAGTCTTACGGGAATATTCTGGGAAAGTATCACATTGAAAACGAATATGTTGATTCGCTGATATCCAGAAAGGGATGGTCTTATCTGGAGAACGTGAAGCGCGATACTCACGTATCCAGTGTTTTGCGCACACGGCGGCAAAAGCTTTTGAAAAACGAATGGGACATAATCCCGGCATCTGAAGATCCGAAAGACATCGAGATTGCCGCTTACTGCAAATGGGCGCTTCGACAGCTCGGAAATCGCACCTCATGTTTTGAGGATAAAGTCGAAAGCATGATGAGCGGCGTTTTTTGGGGTTTTTCACTGGAAGAAAAAATCTGGAAGCGTATCGCCGGTGGCAAAAACGACGGCAAAGTGATTTTGACTAATCTAAAACACAAGCCGGCCAAAGAGTTCCAGTTTGAAATTGACGAATACGGAAATGTGAAATTTGTTAAATACCGGAACAGCTTCGCAGCAGACAATTTTTTGAGTTACGATAAATTCGTACACACATCCTGGGGCGAAGATGCAGATAATCCATATGGTGAGCCTTCAGGGGCAAAGGTTGCTTTCTGGCAATGGCTGAAAAAGAACGGCAGTCAGTTCTGGGCGATATTCCTGGAAAAATTTGGAATGCCCACAATCGCCGCCACCGTTCCCAACAGTGCAAAGACAGAAGATATACAGGTCATTGATGAGTTTATTCAAGACTTTCAGAGCCGTACTGGCGTAAAGCTGCCAGAGGGGTTTGATATAGAGCTTCTGGAGGCAACCCGAAGCGGCACGGCTGATTACAAGGGGTTTGTCGAGTTTTGCAACCGGGAGATATCCAAAGAGATCCTTGGCGCAACTCTGGTGGCCGATGAGGGCGATAAAAGCGGCGGATCCTACGCCATGGGAACCGTGCATAGCAATACACTTGCCGATTACACGCATTTTGATGCTGTAAAGATAAGCGCGGCAATTACTAAACAAATTCTGCGACCCCTGGTGGATTTTAATTTTGATGTGGATGATTACCCCACCTTTGCTTTCCCCACTATGATCAATCCCACAATATTTGGGCAAAATCTGGGTGATTACATAAAGGCCGGCATGAAAATTCCCATATGGTGGCTCCATAAGCATTTTGGGATCCCTATGGCCCGCGAGGGCGAGGGTATAGCAATGCCCTTTGACAAAAATGGACCTGATGCAAAGGGAATTACAAATACTCCAGCGCAGATCTTTGCAGAGACGGATCCAAACCCGTTAAAAGATTTGCTGGATTCCCGCCTGGACCTGATGCAGCAAATTGAAAACGTTTATGCGGCCCAGGGCGCTGAAGCTATTGGACAAATATTTGACAAGGTTTTGGAAAAGCTCGAGGAAGAGCTCACCCCCGGCGAGGCTGTAGAAAAGCTCCCCGGTTTCCCTGTAAACGTGAATAAGCTCCAATCATCGTTGCTTAAGGCCGGTGTTGTCAGCCATTTAAGCGGCCGAAAATTTGCTTTTGATGCCTTGAAGGCAAAAAAGTCCCAGGAATTTGCGGAAACGGAACTTCCCTGGGCAAATGATCCATACAAGTATTTTAGTGCATTGGGGATAATAGATAAATCCGGATATGAAGCGCTGGAAACCACTCTAAAGGACCGGTATTTTACAGTTGCGGGGCTTGTAAAAAATGACATTGAGGCAATTTTTAATGAGGCATCTCTGGGGCTCCGTGACGGATGGGTGTGGGATGATTTCTATGCAGCAGTACAAAATAAAAAGATTAAATATATCGGGCCGGTGTGGAACAACGCCGCCGGCGATAATGTGGATATTGGGCATTTGCGCCTGGTATATCGCAATGCGGTAAGCCGCGCCTATTCGGACGGTGCAGAGAATTTCTGGAAGGATCCGGATATACAGGATGAACTGTGGGGCTTTCGGTATGAAACCGCCGGCGATGATGCCGTAAGGCCTGATCACGCCAAATATGACGGATTAACACGGCCTAAAGATGATCCGGTGTGGAAACGACTTACGCCCCCGATCGCCCACGCCTGCAGATGCATAAAAGTGCCTGTCCTGGTGGATGAAATTAAAGCCGGGCAGGAAAAAAATACAACGAAATTGCCGGACCTTCCGGCTGAAGGAACATTTTAGGAGGACTGGAAATGGCCACCCCGACATATACCGAAGAGCAACATGTAAACCGCACCAGCATGACCAGCGGGCAGGTTACAGCAATCAGCGATACAAAAAAACAGCTGTCTGCAACATCAGTATCGTGTAAAACAGTTCACCTGTCAGCGCCAACAAGCAACACCCAAAATTTGAGAGTCAGCGGTTCCGACGTTGCTGACGATAATGGGGTTCAGTTGAAGCCAGGTGAAAATTTTAGCATGGATATTAATGATTTAAGCCTGCTGTATGTCATTGCGGAAGCAGCCGGAAATGAAACGCTGGATTACAGCTATACACTGTAGGAGATTGATATGAATAAAACACATCCAAGGAAGCACTCCCTTGACAATGTAAATGATCATGAATCGACAATTACGGCCGGGAAAATGGTGAAGGCTGATGCAAACGGCCTGCCGGAAGAAGCTACAAATACCGATACTCAGGTGGCCAGTGCCGTTTCGAAAAGTCACGACCAAAATACCGACCAAAAACTGGACGAAGGCGGCGTGAACGAAGTCGCTGTGGCAGACGTTAAGGATGCCGTGGATAAAAAGCACTCTCAGAATTCAGACACACAAATTGGTCCAATGGCTGCAGATATTAATATGAATTCCCATAAGCTGACCGGGCTTTCAGCGCCTGCTTCTGCCGGGGATTCATTAAGGCAGACATCCCTTGTCACTGAAGCAAATCTTGAAGACTTGGCCGAGAAGTATTTGCCCTATGGTGCAGAATTTAATAAGGCAACCAATAGCTGGACAAGGCTTGGGCGCACCGCTGGAATGTCTGTTGGAGTAACTCTTGATGACTCGATTTTATCTGTCCAGGCAGACATGACTGGTGTTGTTCTGGATGATCTTTTAAATACCGTTTACGAATTGCTTTCTTCCGATCATACTAAAAAGAAAGACGGTTCCACGGCAAATCTGGATGGTACAGATGGTAATGTCTTTATACGGAAGCGGATTTTCTTTTACCAGATTGAATTGGTAAGTGCAGATGTAATTCGATTTTACGTTTCAAGGCTTCCTCTGCCGGGATTTGCCATTTCTCCGATGCATTACAGAAACGGTAAGGTCCTTGATTTTGCTTATATCGGGAAGTACCCCGGGGTTCTGTGGGATGCTTCGGCCGGAGGGGGGGCTGGAGCTTATGTGGACGGTACTGGATCTGCCCAGGCAGATGCCGCAAATGATAAGTTATCGTCGGTTTCGGGCTATAAACCATTCTCTTCTGAAACTCGTGCGGAATTTCGGCAAATGGCCAGAAATCGCGGAGATAAATTTTTTCAACTTGATGCCGCGACACGTTCTAGCCTTTTGTTGCTTCTGGTAACAGAGTATGCTACCGGGGATTTCCAAGCAGCAATCTCAGCTGGAAACACACAATTCTCTGCCTGGGATTTTGCCACCTGCATTGCTGCTACCGGAAAAAGCAATGCCGATGGGATGGTTGCAAATGGCCAAAGTACACCTGGTGGAGATTCCTCTGACTATGTTACATGGAGAGGCATAGAAGATTTCTGGGGAAATCTATGGCAATGGTTGGATGGTTTGAATGTGTATAATATTGAGGCTGATGGGAAGTCATACGCATATTTCTGCGATAATCCTGAGAATTTCGCAGATAATACCATTGTTGGATATGATAAAGTTGAAGAATTACCCATTCTGGATGGATATCAGAAGATGGTGGGGAATCAGATTCTGCCTACAGAAGTAGGCGGTGCATCTAACACCCACTTTGCAGATTACTTCTACACATACTATAACGATTTAATTGCTGGTTATGGCACAGATTTCCGTGTCGCTTTTGCGGGCGGGACTGCGAATTACGGCTCGAAAGCGGGCGCTTTCTGCCTGAGTGCGAATAGCGGTTCGACGTATGCGGCTTCGACTCTCGGCGGGCGGCTCTGCGCGGCGGATATATAGCATAATGGAAATGTAACATGTTGAAAAGGTTCATGCAAATTACCTGGCGTGTCGCTTTTGCAGGCGGGACTGCGAATAACAGCTCGAAAGCAGGCGCTTTCTACCTGAATGCGAATAACGGTTCGACGAATGCGAATTCGAATATCGGCAGGCGGCTCAACTTATTTCAAGTTTTCTCTGGCGTGTTTCATTGCATGAACCCTGCCTCTTGGCAAAACACAAAGCAAGGCCCCATTGGTATTGGTAGGCTTATGGCCGAAGGTTCCGGGGTGAAATAAGCAGATGAAACGATACGGCAATACATACGAAAAGATCTACTCTCCTGCGAATGTTGCATTGGCACATATGAATGCATCACGCGGGAAAGCCCATTACCGAGAGGTGAAAAAGATCAATGCGGAACCAGAACCGTATCTGAATGCTATCTCTGAAATGCTTAAAAACAAAACTTTCCGCAATTCTCCCTATACGTTCATGGTGAAAACCGATTCCGGAAAACGGCGTGAAATTTATAAGCTGCCATATTATCCGGACCGGATTGTTCACCATGCCATTATGCAGGTCCTTGGGCCAATCTGGGAAAAGAGCATGATCCATGACACCTACGCCTCTATCCAGGGGCGGGGGATCCACATGGGTGTAAAAAGAATAAAAAAGGCCCTTCAGGATCGAGAAAACACCCGCTATTGCCTTAAAATGGATGTCCGAAAGTTTTATCCATCCATTGACAATGGCATTTTAAAGCAACTTCTCAGAAAAAAGCTTAAGGATCCGGATACGCTGTGGCTTTTAGATGAGATCATTGACAGCCAGAGCGGCCTGCCAATCGGAAATTATCTGTCCCAGATTCTGGCAAATCTGTATTTGAACGATTTTGATCACAGAATGAAAGAGGATTACAAGTGTCGGTATTACTTCCGCTACTGCGATGATATTGTCATTATGCATCGGGACAAGGCCGTATTGCATGATATCCGCAGAACAGCGGATGAACTGTTACACGAATTAAACCTTTCCATGAAATCAAACTGGCAGATTTTTCCCGTGGATGCGCGCGGTATTGATTTTCTGGGTTATCGGTTCTTCCAAAATTACACACTGGTCCGGAAGTCCCTGGCGAAAAAGTTTAAGCGGAAGGTCCGGAGCATTGAAAAGCATCCATACATTTACAACGACACAGAAATTTTATCCTCGTTGGCCAGCTATCTGGGCTGGCTTAAACACGCAAATGCGCAGAACCTGAAAAACGCTTTTCTTACGAGACGGATTTGCCGGATTGTAGCTAAATCGTCTCAAAATTTAAACTGTAAAAATCCTTTACGGAGGTTAGCTGTATGATAGCTGAATCAAAAGATTATCCCCCTGTATCACAGCCCCAGCAGGGCGGTTTCCTGTTCAACTACAATGTGCTGGAAATTGAACGAGAGGGCGAGAAGTTTTACAAATACGATAGTGTGTTTGTCAAAAAAATGGCTCGGGAAGAGCTTGTACCGGCCATTATCCGAACCCGGTACAGTGTAAATGATGAGTTTGCACTGAATGCCCTGGATCGGACGGATCCGGATTATGTTGCTTACCGGGATTTTGTGAAGTGGGCAAAGGGAATTGTCGATGCAGCGTTTCAGTGATTTTGCAGAAGAAGAAGCCGTTATGGACGGCAACAAATGCAGAATTGATGACGTGATTAACCAGGAGATCATCCTGACAAAAGCAAAGATAACCGAGAGCAAATACAAAAAGAACAAAAGCGGAAAATGCCTGATGCTGCAAATCAAACGAACTGAAACATCCAACCATGAAGTGATCTTCACCGGATCCGACGTGCTGATCGATCAGATGGAAAAGTATCAGTGTGAAATGCCCTTCCTGGGCACGATCCGCAAAATAAACAACAGGTATTACACACTGTCATGAAATTTGAATTTGCAAAAGACACATGGCTCTCAAAGGAATACACCTTTGCAAGGACGGGAATCCTGTCTTATGACAAATTCCAGCACTTCCTGGGGGGCTTCCTGTTTGCTATACCAGGAGCGCGGTTCAGTGTTATCTTTTGGACCCTTTGGGAAGTGAAAGACGGTTTTATCAGTTGGGCCAAGGGATATGTAACCACCTGGCCCATCCGGTATAACTGGGGCGGAGATGGCTTCAGCTGGCGGGATATGGTTGCGGCATGGGCCGGAGCGCTATGCTATGTACTCATCCGGAGGCTTATATGTGGTTAGTCCAATTTAAAAAGCTTGTACGGGAAACCCTGATGATGCTCGGCGATAGATACTATTCAGATCTCGCTGTAGAGCTTCTCATCCGCACGGCTATAGCCGAATCGAAGCTCCGTACTATCTATCAATTGGGCGGCGGTCCGGCTCGTGGGTATTTCCAGATCGAACCGAAAACAGCTACAAGTCTTTACATCCACTATCTCAAACATCGCCCAGAGCTTTTAGATCATGTAAACATGATTGTCGGTGAAGGCTGGCACAAAAATATCGAATACAAACTTACAACAGACATCGCCCTGGGGATTATCCTGGCCCGCCTGAAATATTACAAGGATCCGGATCTAATTCCCGCAACCCTCGAAGGGCAGGCCATGTACTGGAAACGAATTTATAATACCCCCGGAGGTAAGGGGACAATCGAAAAATTTGTAAATGATAATCTGAACTTCAAAGGATGACCGACATGAACATCAAATCCGGAATTGACACACTGTATAAAGCAGCGGGACTCATTATCGTTATTGTATCAATTATTTTTGCATTTGCCGTGAAAGATGCGCAGTTGGCGGAACACACAAAACGAATTGAAAATGTTGAATCACAGATTGCCCAGTTTCCTAAAATTGAGCAAAACGAAAAAGCCATTGCCGTGTTGGACAGGCGAGTTACTGTGGTTGAGAATGTCCTTGGTTCTATGAGCGCTGACATTGCAGTGTTAAAGAGCAATAATGTGAATGTGGAAAAGAAATTAGATCAGGTTTACGCTCTTCTGAATAGGCTGGATAGCAAAATAGACAAGCTGCAGAGGTAATTATGGACTGGATTAAAAAATTCTGGGAAGATGACAACGGAAACCCGTCATCGCAACGCCTGCAATCCACGCTTTTGATTTTGGCGGGGGTCCTGTATGCCTTTATCTATCAGGATCCTGTAGTTACCGGTTTGATCATTGGCTTTGGCGTGGGTGAAAAGCTTGGGCAAAAGGTTATGGAGGGCCGGAAATGAAAAACACCCTGTTGATAATTTGTGTTTTAATTATTGTCGCAGGGGCGTTTTATATCACGAATATTCCCGAGCCTGAACCGGAGATCTATGTTGAGACCGTGTTTGATGCTGTTGCTGAGACCACGTATTTGCCGTCGAAGCCCGAAACGATCCGGGTGCCAGGTAAGGTTGTCTGGGATACGCTTTACATTTGGGACACTGTATATGCAACCGAAGTGGCCGAAATGGATACGGCATTTAAAGAGGGAGAGCTGTTTGTTCAATACTTCTACGAGCCGCAGCTCTTTAATTTGGAGTGGGAGCCCTATCCGGTCCCCACGGTAACAAATACAATTACAGAGACAATTCATTTACCCTATAGGCCGAGCTGGTATGAAACAAGGACCTTCGGCTTTATAACCGGGTGCCTTCTGACCGGCACTCTTGTATGGATGGTGAAATGACACACAAAAAGCAAAACCATAGGAGATCATTATGGACAAGTTTGCAGAAATAAAGAAGCTCCACATCTTTTCGGCGGGCACTCCGGTTACTTCGGAATACACCGAAGAATACCTGGACAAGCTGATTGGGAACTTCAAAGAACTCAGCGAAAGCGAATCCGCACGCTTGAAACCGGTGCTGAAACTGACACACGATGAAGACCAGGAATCCATCTGGAAAAAAATCGGGGTTCTGGGATCCGGGTTTGTGAAAGACATTTACCGCGAAGGCAAAAAGCTCTTTGCCGATATCGCAAATGTCCCGGAGGTCATTGCGGAAGCCCTGACAAATGGAGATATCAACAATCAGCCATCGGTGGAAATCTATCGGGATTTTGAAGATTCCGAGGGCAATAAGTTCGGTCCCGCACTGAGGGCCGTGAGCCTGCTGATCGATGACATCCCCAAGGTAAAGGGGCTGGAAGGCTTTGCCAGCATTTATCAGGAAGAGATCGCTCCGGAATATGAGGGGCTGCTTGCATTTAAAGAGGCCTCGAACGTTGAAACATTTGCGGTACCTTTGAAGAAAGAAATTGAAAGTGAAGAACGCGTGGAAGAGGTTACGGAAGACATGTGGAAAGTTGCCGGCTGGCGCGTAGAAGACAAAATGCGGGAGATTCTAAAAGAGGATATTCCTGCCGAGGAAAAGAAAGCGCAGCTTCAGACCCTGATCAAAGATGCCACATCTCTTATCACTGAAAAAATCCAGGAGGTGATTGACAGCTTTGCAGAGAAACAGCCAGCCATCACCGACGAAATGATGGAAAAGTACCTGGCCAAAAAGGCCGGTATGACGCTTGCTGAATTCCGGGAAAAGCAGAAGGAAATCCAGAGGTTTAATGAAGAAAAGCAGGCTGTTGAACGCTCTCATAAGATAACAACAATTGCCGAAGGCCTGAAGCAAAAGGGCCTTGTAGGCGATGTTGCAGATAAATTTGCCGAACTCCGCGTCCGAATGGACGAGAAAAACAAGGTGCTGAAATTTGCCGATGACGGTGAAGACCTGTCAATTGGCCGCTATGCGGACGAATTGCTGGATCTTATCATTCGAAAGGCCCAAAAGAATGCGCTTTGGGTGGACTATGGCGAAGTAGCAAGGACAAATCCCGGAGAATCCCTTGAAGTGGATCCGGATGACCGGGAGAAAATGGACCAGGAGGTTGAGGCATATCGGGAGAAACATCCCGATCTGACATATGCCCAGGCTCTTGAAGAAGTAATCGTAAACCAAAAGGAGAGAGCAAATGAAAGCTCGTGAATACGGTCCGGTAGTGACCCTTGAAGCCGGTGAAGCCTTGACGGCAAACCGCTTTGTCGATTTTGCCGGAAAACATACCGTGGATAAACGCGCCATCGGCGTTTGCCTTTTTGCTACAGACAGCGGAGACCAGGCCAGCATCCAATGCACAGGTATTGCCGTTGTTGAAGCAGGAGGCAGTATTACCGCGGGGAATCTCGTTAGTTCTGACGCAGACGGAAAAGCAGTGGCATTGACAATATCCGCTGTGGCAGATGTACCTAAACAATGCGGTGTTGCCCTTGATGATGCCAGCTCGGGTGAATTCCTTCGCGTAAAACTCGGATAAGGAGATAAAAAATGGCAAGTAGAAATGAACTTATCCGTGGCGAGATGGATCCTGTCCTGTCGAAACTGGCCATCGGATATAAAAAAGTAAATGGTATCGCCCGATTGATTGCACCGGTTGTTGATACCCTGGTAGAAAGCGGAAAGCTGGTTTCCTTCGGGAAAGAAGGCTTTAAGCTTTATAACACCGAACGTGCCCTGCGCGCGGAAGCGAAAAAAATCGATTTCAACTGGAGTCATTCAACCTTTGTCTGTGAAGAACACGCAATTGAAGCCCCGATTGACTACAAAGAATTCGATGAAGCTAAACGCGCCGGAACAGACCAAATACTAAAACTCGAAACCAGAGCTTTGAGGCTTACTCAGAATGTACTTGAGACTGAGCTTGAAAAGGCCGTTGCCGGTTATGTCTTTGATGGTACGTATTATGCCACCGGAAACAAAACAACACTGACCGGTACGAGCAAATGGAGTGATGTATCCTCCGGCGTAAGTGATCCTATCGATGATATCGATACCGGCGTTGCTGCCGCTCGTGCCGATATGGGAATCCGGCCAAACGCACTCGTTATGGGCTTTCAATCATGGCTCGACCTGAAGAACCATCCCGATCTGATTGCGATTGCAAATAAACGGGATAACTTTGGGATACTGACACCCCAGCTGGCAAAAGACATTCTGGGATTTAAACACCTCATTATAGGTGAGGCTGTTTATGCTACAGATGCCGGAGTGTTTACGGATCTCTGGGTTGATAATGTTGCCCTGATCTATATACCCGAAGCGGGAGAGCTTGTGGAAGGTATAACTCCTCATACAGTTATCATTGAGGAAAGCGGATATCCGCAGGTTGTTAAGTACAACAACAAAAAGACCCTGGACATCGAAACTACATACAAATATGTGGTGAAAAATGTTGACACTTCCAACGGCTATCTGATCATTGATACGCACTGATCCGGTTTCGTGAAGTAATAAAATCCGGGGTGGTTTGCTCTGCCCCGGATTTCTAAGAAAACAAGGAGATGACGATGAAAGCGAAAGTGCAATTTCTGGACGACACCAAGCATGACGGCGTGCGTTATTCGGCCGGGGATGAAGCCGTTGTTGAGCTGAATGAGAATTATCCCACAATAAAAGTTCTTGAAGAATTCAAAGAGCCGGCATCCCTTCAGGACCTGACCAAAAAGGAAATGCTTTCCAGGGCGAAAGAGATCCTGAAAATTGACTATCCGGACCGGATGAAAAAGGATGACCTGGCAGCTGAAATTGAAAGCGCCCTGGCAGATAAAGAAGTAACCCTTGAGGATTTCCTTAAATGACGGCAATCATTGACCAGCGCCTTGTATCCGGATCCAAAGAGCTAACCACTACAGCCCAGGCACTCTCTGCTGATACAGTAGAAATTACAACCATCATTATCACGGCCCGGCAGGCAAACACCGCCGCCATCCGCATCAGCGGCGATGATGTGGCCGTGGATAACGGTCAACCCCTCGCCCCTGGCGAAATGGTGTCTATGCCCTTTTCGGATCTGGCCAACATCTGGGTCATTGCTGAATCAGGAACCCAAAATATTGATTACACCTACGTGCGGCAGATCGACGGTGACGGGATCCCCTTCTATTGTTCCTACCAGGACGTGAAAGACATCCTCCCCAACTCCCTTCCCGCTACCATTGACGATGCACTGATTTTAAAAGCAATCCTGCAGGGATCCGCTGAGGTGGATGCCAAAGTCGGCGGGCGCTTTCCCCTGGATTATCACGACGGACAGAAGTTCCCCAATTACAACGATTCTCCGCCTACGCCGTCTATCGTATCCGAAGCTGCTGCGAACTATGCCGCTTACCGGGTTTATCGCCGGTTAAAAGAACTGAACCGGATCCGCCCGGCAGACGGCCCCAGTTATTCGGATATCATCCGCGGTGATGCGACCCGGATTGTGAATGATATCGCCAGTGGAAAGTCCAGCGTGTATGTAAGTGGTGCTGAAGTGGGCGCTCCCCCCTCTTTTGGATATGAACAAGATGAAACAGATCATGAAAAGATATTTACGGATGAAAACTTTGACACTTTCTGACAAAAAAGCCAGATCCGGGCATAGCAGCCATGGTAAGGTATGGCCTGCCTTGAGATCGTGCAGCATAACGCCTCTAAAACCCGGTGTTCTGGGCCAGATATGGGCCTCTCAGGGGGTGTTTTTTGCAATGGGCGTTTTATGTGTCCGGACTCTTTTTATCTGTAAAAATGCATCAGTGCCCACATATCGCAGCGAGGTGGCCTGATATGCGCAAGATTATTGATATGCACTGGGATCTAAAACCCGCTCAGGTGGTCATCAAAGGCCTTGAGGATCAGTCCCGAAACCTGTATCCGGTGATGAAAAAGTTTGGTCTCTATATGCAGAAGCAGATTGTGGGGATGTTCCGGAAAATGGGTAAGGGTGGCACCCACCGGGGGGTAACCTGGAAATGGTTTTCAAAGGGAATGTATGATTCATCCCGAAATCCCGCCGGGCGAAAGCGCCACAGCGGCCGGCGCGTGACATCCGGCAGTGTAATTATGACAGATACCGGCGAACTGAAACGAAGTATTATGCCCATTGCCCGTCGGCGGTCCGTACAGATCACCGCTTTTGCCGGCCATGCTGCCTATATGAACAAGGTCCGGCCATTCATGTTTTTTACAGATGATGACTATGCGCAATTTACACGGCTGGCATACCGGCACTTGCGCAGGAAGAAATTAACATGATAGACCATAACGACATCTACAACGAACTGGAAGAAATCGCCGTAACAAACCTTAAGGCGGATGCCTGGCTTGGGGATACGGATAATGTAAAAACAATTCAGAAAAAATTAAGCCCAAACCTGGTGTATTATGTAAATGAAGTTCCGGTTATAGCTATTGAGGTGATGGATGTACCGGACGAAACCAACCGTAATAACAGCATCTTCCAGGAACAGATCAATATCATTTGTGAAGTAGTCTGCTCTGGCGCGGATCGCGCGGAGCTGGACCGGGTTGTCAAAGAGATCATCGCGCGGATCCGCCGGCATGTAAAGGCCCAGATCCGTGCGTATTCACCGGCGAATCCATTCTGGGGGGAATCTGAAATAATCCCCCTGGGAAACGGATCGGCCGATTTTATAACAGGCGAAAACGAGAATAGTGAGTATGTGCAGGTAGGCACAACCATTATTGAAATAGATATCATCGAGAAATCATGAGGTGAACTATGGCATTAGATTCAGGAAAATTCGTAATGGAAGGGCCGGCCACTGTGGAATTCCTTACCGGTATTACTTCCAAAAAAACTCTTACATCCATCAATCCGGAAAACGCAAAGTTTACGGCCCAGGAAACCGTAAATGAAAAGGCGCGGGCGGATGACTCGCTGTCATTTACACAGATGGGAAAAGAAGCCATCCTTGAGGCGTCCTTTGATGAGCTGGATCCGGCCGATATGGACGATCTGGAAGCGGCAGACAACCTGATTGTTGACTTTGCAAACACCGGCAAGCGCATTACTATGGATGCAGATATTGTGATGGTAGCCGTTACAGACGGAAAAACTGTTGTAACTGCAAAGGTTAGCGGCGCTGCCGGCACTACATGGTCATCCCTGTTTACAGTTGGGGCCACCCCGTAACATTAACTTTGAAGGAGAAATGCTATGGCATTAACATCATCGAAATTTGTAACTGAAGGGCCGGCAACTGTAGTTCTGAAAGACTCAACAACGGCCAAGGTTACCGTGACATCCATCAACCCTGAAAATGCAAAATTTACTGCGGAAGAAACCGTGAATGAAAAAGAACGGGCCGATGGATCAAAGGCATATACACGGATGGGAAAACGATGCGCCCTGGAAATCGCGTATGACGAGCTGAGTCCGGCCGATCTGGACCTGCTTGCCACCGTTGATAATCTGACCTGCGCCTTTGCAAATACCGGTAAAACAATTACCATCTCCGGACTTGAGCTAGTAACCCCAAATGTGTCCGACGGTAAAACCGTTATTCTGGCACGCAAAAGCGCGGCTGCCGGCACTACATGGGCATCCCTGTTCTCAGTTGCCTGATAAAGAACCATCCAAAAACGGGGCGGAGATCTATACCTCTTTGGATCCCCGCCCAAAACATGTGAGGTAATATGGAAGCGGACAAACCGAAACTGGTAAAAATGCTTCAACCGGTGGGCAATAAAAAGATACCGGTACATGTACCCGAAAAAGACGTGGAAAAAATGAAGCAGGTGGGCTTTACCCTGGCTCCTAAACCCAAAAAGAAAACGGATAAATAAATGGCCCGCGGATCCGACGGCAAAGTAACCCTTAATTTTGAAGCTGATATACGCCAGCTACAGACAAAGCTGGATGTGATTAATGACAGTATCCAAAATATGTCCGACCAGAGTCAGCAGAATTTTAAATCTGTTGGATTCCAGGTTATGGAATTCAATCAGGCTCTTGAACTTGCTCAAAAAGCTGTCCGGATTTTAAAGGCCGCACTTAGTAAACCTATTGAAACCGCGGCTGAATTTGAAGCGCTTCAGCAGAGGGTTGAAAATTTATATGGAGAGGTTGAGCGAGGCCGTGAAGCCTTTGCGGCATTTGCCGATCAGGCGGCCAAAACCCCATTTTCTTTACAGAAAGTGGTTGAAGCCGGCGCGCAGTTAAAGGCATTTGGATTAAACGCCGAAGAAACGCTCTCCTCTGCGGCAGACCTTGCCGCTTTTATGGGAGTAGATATCGTTGAAGCAGCCAATTCAATGGGGCGCGCCTTTGCCGGAGGAGTCGGTGCGGCTGATATTTTGCGAGAACGTGGTGTTTTAAATCTTATTAAAGAATTCAAAGGCCTCGATGATTTAACACAATTAACACTTCCTGAATTCCGCCAGGCTATGTTAGATACTTTCGTTGATCCATCAGCCAACATTGCCGGATCAGCAGATCGGATGGCAGAGACATACCGCGGTGCCGTTTCAAATATGCAGGATTCCCTCGATCAGCTCTATAATGCCATTGGTGAACGGCTGCTGCCGGCGATGAAAGATTCGGTTAAAAATGTTACAAGTTTTGCCCAGGCGTTGAAAAACTTTATT